TGATTGCAAACACAGAAACAATCGTTGAAGGCGACATTGTTGTAGATAGTGCAATCGTAGCGAAAAAAGATATTTCTAACGTATTAACTCTAATCACTAAATCAACATCAACAAATCAAAAGTCAGTGATTGGCGTTTTTAGCACTAAAACAGATGACATACCTGTTGCGATAGCTACAACTCAAACCGTTATGACACAAGTGTCTGACGGGTCACAACCGTTGCCTAATAAAAATGCAGACTACGCTGAAGTTGATGAAGTAACTAGAATTGTGCATAGCGATTACACAAGCGCAGTGATTGGCAAAGATTACTGCTTAATCAATGCGGTTGGCGAAGGCCAAATTAACGTCTGCAACGAAGGCGGTAACATTGAAGCAGGTGACTTGATCGTGACAAGCTCCATGGCAGGAAAAGGCATGAAGCAGTCAGATGACATTGTTCGTAATTACACAGTGGCTAAAGCAAGGGAATCAGTAACCTTTAGTTCTGACACCGATGTACAGCAAATCGCTTGTATTTATTTATGTGGCTGATTTGGTGGTACAATTAAGCAACCATGACTATCCGATAGGAGATTAAAATGGCATCATTGGTTTATAACAAAGGTGTTTTCTCGGCACTTACTGGTGCGATAGATTTCGACACAGACACCTTTTACATGATGTTGGTAACTTCATCATACACGCCAGATCAAGACACTCACGAAGATCGTGCTGACGTAACAAATGAGGTTACTGGCACTGGGTATACTTCCGCAGGTCAATCTGTAACAGTGACAGTTACACAAGACAACACAAATGATCGCATTGACATTTCGTTTGCTGATGTAACTTGGTCAAGTTCAACAATCACTGCCGCTGCCGCTGTTGTCTATAAATCAACAGGCACTGCTGCAAACGATCTTTTGGTGGCATATTTGGACTTTGGTGGTGACGTAGCATCTACATCTGGTGACTTTACTGTTAGCACTACTACACCGTTGAGATTCGCTAACTAATAGGAGTCAATCGTGAGTACGATTACTACCAGAAGTAGCAAGGGATCGGCTCTAACGCATACGGAGATGGACGACAATCTAACTAATCTGAACACAGATAAGATGGAAAAGTCGAACAACCTATCGGATGTAACTGATGCGGCAACTGCACGATCTAACATTGGGGCGGCATCTTCTGATGATGCCTTGGCTTTAGCAATCGCATTAGGATAGGAACATGGCAAACACATTCAAAAATGCGCTGTCGGCCTCAATCGGTACTTCTGCAACCGATGTCTACACAGTGCCATCTGCAACGACTACAACCGTTATCGGGGCTACGGTAGCGAATCGTACAGCATCAGCGATCAACGTCGATGTAACCGTGACTGATACGTCAGCTACGGTCACAACTTATTTGGTAAAGGGTGCGCCTGTACCTGCAAATGGGGCTTTGGTAGTGGTTGGTGGCGATCAAAAGGTTGTGTTAGAAGCGACTGACAAGATTACCGTGACCAGTGATACGGCAACATCAGCCGATGCAACAATCTCAGTTCTGGAGCAATCGTAATGGCATATATAGGAAAAGCACCCACTCCCGTTCCGTTGAATAGCTCAGATATCGTAGATGGTGCTATTGCCACTGCTGATCTTGCAGATGGCGCGGTTACTGCGGCAAAGATCGATGCGTTGACTGCAACCATCGCTGAACTGAACTACATGGATGGCGTGACTTCTGCTGTACAAACACAGATGGATGCCAAAGTCGAGGAGACACATACTGGCGATGTATCAATCACTGGTGAGCTAACTGCTGATTCATACAACGAAAGCTACAACGCAGTGACCAGTACAACGAACGCGACTACCGTTGATTGTGAAGCAGGTAACGTAGCAAGTCATACGCTCACAGAAAACACCACGTTTACGTTCAGTAATCCTCCTGCATCTGGCACTGCTTACGCAATGGCAATTCGTATCATTCAAGATGCATCTGCTTCTGGCTACACGGTCACATGGCCGACTTCTGTTGACTGGCCTTCTGCAACTGCCCCAACCCTGACCGCAACAGCATCAGCAGTTGATTGGTTCGTATTCACTACCGTCGATGGCGGCACAACATGGTATGCATTTACAGCCGGAAAAGCGTTGGGGTAACCGATGAGTAACTTTACCAAATCAATGCTCAGTGCAGCCGCAGGAAGTGCTGGCGGTGTTGCGGCTGATAGCCTCTATGCCAAAGCAACCAATGCCTCATCCATATCAGGGTTCACGGGTAGAAACTCTGTAATTACTGACGGTGATAATGATTGCTTTTATTGTTTTTGGGAATTAACTCCGTCCTCAGATGGAGCTACGAATTCAGCAGCAAATACGTTAATTGGAAAATACGGTTCTGATGGATCATTGCAGGTCGGAAAAGCATTTACAATAACGGTGGGTTCAAACACATTTAAATTGTGCGGCCAATCAGAAATCATGGCGACTAACGCAGTTTTAAGCTCTAACGGCGATACTTTATATGTTGCAAATGGAACCATAGCTTATGACGACAGTTCTAATTATGGGGTTGTCATAACTTCAATAGACACAAGTGATTTTAGTATCAATTGGTCTAAATTTTATTACGTTGGTGCTTCTATAACTAGATGTTGTGGAATTGCACTAAATAGCTCTGGAAATTTAGTTGTAGCGACTAGTGGCAATCAGTATTCTAGTATTATGATGCTGAATTCGTCTGGCAGTATACTTAGCAGCCGAAAAACAAATATTACAGGCATCAGTGGATATACGTTTACTCAAGCTGCAAACTATGGACATATGTTCGTTAGAGATGACGTAGCTTATGTATCGGCTCAAGAGTTTGACAGTAATCGTTACAGTAACGATGGTTTTCCAATTCACGCCTTTACTTGCTCAGGTACTACTGCCGGATATTCTAATTCTTATTACTGTACTTTTAGTTCAAATAGTTACTTTCGCTGTTATGGTATGCAGTACAGCCCAGTTTTGGATACTTCTGTAATTTTTGGTTACGGGCCTTCAAATAAAGTAATGCATGTTCGTGATTGGAGTGGAGGAACATCAAATAACAATCAAAATGATTGGTATCAAGCCAGTTTTCTTTCCGTTAATAGGTATCCTATTTCTCATGATCCATATTCGGGTGTCTTTTTTTCAAAAAATCGTGTAGACGATACCGATACTTATATGTTCGACACTACGACTACTAACCCAGACTCCAATGGGAGTTACGGAGTATATGGATTTAATTCTTCCGCAGGGCTTGATTGGTTTACCCCATTAACACTAGAGAAAAATGGCGAATGGCAAGTTATGGCTTATACCAACGCCAGCCAATACGGATTTGTGTTAGCGGCAACTGGTGTCGATTCGGCAAACGATGATTTCGGGACAAGTGGTACACTTGTAACTGTTAATGGTGGAGACGGAATACAGATTAAAAAGGTTAGAGAATTAGGAACATGGTCTTTTGTCTCAGGCTCTAACAATCCATTCTTTGCAGTTTATGGGTCGTATGACCCAGTAGGAGATGGCGGAGGCCAATCAATTTACACATCTAATGCTACTGTTAATGTATCCAGTAATGACAATCTACTTCAAATGGGAACGCAATTGTGGACTCTGCCATAGGAGAAAAAAATGTACGTTAAAACAACAAACGGTGTCATAGATCAATACCCTTACACGATCGGAGATTTACGCCGTGACAATCCGAACACATCATTTCCAAAAAATATACCCACAGAGATTTTACAGTCATATGGCATTTTCTTAGTGACTGTTGATGAATCTCCGGAATTCAGCCACAGAACACAAAAAGTCGAACAAGAATCTTTGCCAACATTATCTGACGGCACTTGGTCAGTTGGTTGGACTGTCAACGATAAATCGGAAGAAGAGATTGCTGCTTACGATACAGCCGTAGGTGAAACGGTTCGTGCAGAGCGCGATCAAAAACTAGCTGACACAGATTTCTACGCACTGTCAGATGTTACAATGTCCACAGAAATGGCTACATATCGTCAGGCATTGCGTGATATTACCGACCACGCTAACTTTCCGAACTTAGACGCTGACGATTGGCCTGTTAAACCGTAAGGAGTAGGTCATGGCGTTAGTTGTAAAGGATCGTGTTAAAGAGACAAGCACGACCACAGGCACTGGCACGTTTACCTTAAATGGGGCGGCTTCTGGCTTCCAATCGTTCACAGATGCTCTAGCTGACGGTGACACTACTTGGTACGGCATCGAGGACGGTACGAACTGGGAAACTGGCTTAGGTACTTGGGATGAAACCGCAGGGACTTTAGCTCGCACAACCGTCTATGACTCATCTAATTCTGGCAATGCAGTCAACTGGGGTGCAGGTGATAAAAACGTATTTATCACTCAACCTGCTAGTCGGGCAGCAACCATTACAGTCTATCCAACAATCGATGATCTGCCATTGACAGGTAATGTTGGAGCAGGTGACCAAGCATACGTCACAGGCAATAACACGCTGTATATGCATAACGGCACTGGTTGGTACACGATCGCTTTAGTCAACCAAACTCCAACCATCTCTGGCAATTCGGCTAGCTACACCCTGGCAACAGACGGTACTGCAACCGTAGTGACTTTGACTGGTACTGACCCAGAAGGTGTTCCTATTACTTGGTCGTCAGTTACGTCTGGCGATACATCTGCGGCCACTGTAACCAATGTCGATAACGTATTTACCATTACACCATCAACAAATTCTGCCAATGCAGGGACGTTGACAGTCGCTTTTAAGGCATCTGATGGCGTTAATATTGGGTCATCAAGTTCTGACTTTGTTCTTACATTTGGTGATGATGATTTTGCTAGTACAGTTCTACTACTACAAGGCAATGGAACTGCAAGTGGCGATAACAACACCTTCCTAGACTCATCCAGTAATGCTCAGAACATCACACGCAACGGCAA